AAATCATCGCGATTGGATTGAGTTAATTTACGTTCAGCTCTAATAACAGAACCTATTCCTCCTCTATTAATACCAGCAGGTGCAAACCATGGAGCAGCTACTTGATCATTAAATGCATAAACTCCTCCCATTACTACTGATGGCGGAACCCATACAGCTTTTCCTAAATTTGAACTATAAACCTGAACCCAAGGATAATAAGTTGAGGCATATGTTGAAGTACTTGCTGCAGCAGCTATTATAGCAGCTGCAGGTGTTTGACCATATGAGGTAGCATCAATAATATTAATATTATCTGTTCTACCTTCCGATAATGCTATAACATCATCAGCAATTTGATTTAATGGTCCATCTCCTAAAGTTACACCAGGAACTAATAAAATTTTAAATTGAAATTCATCTTTATTAGCTAACAAATTTAATGCGGGTATATAATCTGAATATGTAAAACCTTGACAATTAGTTGCTACTGAAGTTATATTTTCATTAAATATACCATTTAAATTAGTTGAAGCTAAACCTCCAGCAAATGCTCCATAATTGTTACCACTTCCTGTATAAGGTAAACTACTTGATAGTGCTGTATTAAATAACCCATTAGGTAATATAGAATTTGTAATTTTATTTATACTATTTGGTTTAATTCTAACATATTGACTATTATTTGGATAATTACCAGATATTTGTAATATTTGATCAGTAATATTATATGTTAATTTTTGATCTCCAATAACACGACCTATATAATTAGGTAATTGTTCATCCAAAGATAAATTAGACCATGTTTCTAATATATTTTTATTTGTATCTGAATCATCTCCTCTACGTATTAATAGTGTAAAATTACCTGTTGTATTATCAACATAGCTTACTTCATATTTTATATTATTAACTGAACCTGAAGTTAAAACATTGGCACTACCTGCTATAATACTTCCACTATTATTCATTGAATTTCCCCAACCTAAATTTTCTACTATAAAACTAGTAAAATCTGTATTATTAGTCATAACAGAACCTGATACAGTAGTATTAACTGATCCAGGTACTGTTGATCTAAATGTTATTGTAGATGCTAATGAACCAGTAGTTGCTGAAACTCTAACATATGTAGATTTAGTATTAACTTTAGCAGCAATAGCAGCAGCTGTAGAAGCAGTATTAGCAGCCATTGATATATAAAATGTATTAGCTGTATCTACTAATGAAGCAGTAGTTATTTGAAATGTGTAAGTATTTCCACCAGTTGATATATCAAATGAACCTGTATTATTAATAGCATTAGCTAATAAAACTGAAGCTGATGCCACAGTAGAAGTTTTATTTAATATAGTTGATTGTGCAAATGTGTCATATCCAGCTGATCCTGATATTATTTTAGTTACTAAAAGTGATTTACCTCCACCACTAAACCATTCTTTAGCAGCAATAGAAGTAAAATATTCATAATAAGTACTACCACTTTGAAATATATCTCCAAATATTTGAAGATATTGCGAATAAGATGTTACTTCAGTAGGTACCATTGGTATTCCTTTAACAGTAGGTCCTATTATAGCAGCCCCAACAATTTTAGGACCTTGTGTTACTAAACTTTTGTCATTTTCCTGTTGAAATACACCAGGAGAAATTATTTGTTCCATATTTTATTTATTAAATTATATTATTGTATCTATAAATATATAAAATCTTTTATAACAATTATTCGATTTCATATGTTTCTAAATTAATATTCTTATCTTCACCATATTTATTTCTTAAATAATCTAATAATTCTTTTTCTTGTTTACCCAAATTTAATAAAGTTGATAATATATTTAATTTATTTGAATTTAATTTAGATTCTGTATTTTTAATATTTTCTAAATCTACAGTTAATTTACCTAATTCAAATAAATTATTTACCATACCATCTTGTAAGAATTTAAGTTGTTCTTGTTCTTGTTGTGTTAATTTTTCCATTTTTTTAATTTACATTTATTTTTATCTTCTATAAATATTATTTTTGATATTGGGCAATTACATTTATTACAAACATAAGTGTCAAATAATTTTAAATAAGTATTTTTTTCACATTTATTACATTCTTTAGCTCTTTCATTAGCTATATTTTGTTGTTTTTCAGTAGGATTAAATGATATAACCCATGTTTTAAATATTGTTATAAAATTATCCATTAAAATTAGTTTAATTGTTGATAATAACATACACTTCCAGCTTTTGCAACAATAGCACTATTAGCCACCTCGCTAGCGAATCTTGCTATGAAAGTCCCGTTTGCCGTTGGGATAAAGTACCCTTCCATTACAGCCATATTATTAGCGGTGGATGCACTTGTTGCATTGCAAGTGGCGGGTAGGTCAAATCCTTGCACATTCGCGTTTCTTGTTGTTGTAGTGGTAGTTAATGAATATTCACTAATCATTGATAAATTTGTAGCTAATCCAGCATCACAATTGACACAAAATCGAGAACCCGTTGTGGTCGCAGCAGCAGTATAATAAATTATAAATTTAAAGTAATATATTTTATTTGCAGTTACACTAAACGACAACCCAGTAACGTTTGCAATTGTGTTGGCTACTGCATTATTATTGGTGATATCGGACCCTAAAACGACTGTACTCAATGTATTAGTTAGTGGAGCGTTTGCCCCTTGATTAATTGATTGCTTAACAGCTCCAGTGGATGCGAATACCTTAAACCCTATACCCTCTTGATATTCTATTCGTTCATCAGGGGCCAAAGTAGTTTTGAATAAAATGTATTCCGTTCCATTTGCATCGAACTTAATGGTAACGGTTGCATTAACGGTATCTCTATTATAAACGCTGATAAAATCAATTATTCTTTGAGTTGATGCAGCAGGAGCTACAGCTAAATATACACTTGTAGTGTTATTAGAATCTTTTAATGATCTTCCAGCTACAAATGTAGTTGATGTACGATCACGCCATGATGTAAGGCATTGTAATTGGTTGGTAGTAACTGCACCTCCCAATACTAATTCTAAATTGTCGGTTGTTTCACTTAATATTATCATTGTAATTCAGTTTTAAGTACACAAATACCTATTCCATTTGATTCTAAATGAATAGTATCATCTTCAATTATTGTTATTATATATTCAATTTCGTTATATATTATTTTGTCTCCTATATTCATATTATTTATATTAATCCTTCGACTTGTTGTTGAGTTAACCCATCAGGAATTGATTGAGTTGATAAATTTCCATCATTATCTGTTATTACCATTAATGTTCCACTTCCTCCTAAATTAGCAATTTTTACAACACCTGTAGAACCACTAATAGTTAATCTTAATAAATTATTAGTGTATAATCTTAAATCAGCATTTGCTTGTGTACCTAACGATAAACCTCCTAATAAATTAGTTGAAGTACCAATCATTCCTCCATCTTGGAAATTCATTCCACTTGTTGTAAACCCAGTTCCTAAAATTCTAAATAAAAGAGTATCTGCTGATGTTGCTCCATTTCTTAATCCCATCTCAATATAACTCCCTGTTCCTATATCAGTATTAAATATTGTAAAATGTTGTGTTCCATTATATGTATTTCCTATTCTTACATCACCTCCTAAAGGGTTAAGATTTAATACACCTATTGTTCCATTATTTCTACTTTGGATTCCTGTACCAGTACCATATTCTCCTAAAATTAAATTATGATCATTAGATTCACCTCCTGCAGTGAATGCATGAGCTGATGATGATAATGATATTTGATTAGTTGATTTTGCAAATATTGTTCCATTAATAGTACCTCCAGTGTTTATTGAAGGTGTTTTTAATATAGTACCATCAAAAGTTAAATTAGCTTCACCATTTAATACACCACCACCAGTAGATGTAATTATATAATCATTTACATTATTATTTATATTTATATTATTAGCATATGAAGCTGATAATGCATATGACGCTGATAAAAATGGTGCATAAGATGCAGATAATGTATTAATTGAATATGATGCAGTAGTTGTATTATTAGCATATGACGCTGATAATGCATATGATGCTGATGTTACATTATTAACATATGATGCAGATAATGCATTATTAGAATATGATGCTGTTAAAATATAAGAAGCTGATAAAGATGTTCTAGCATATGATGAAGATAAAGCATATGAAGCTGATAATGCATATGATGAAGATATAGAAGGTGATGAAGGTGCATAAGATGCTGAAAGTGCATATGATGATGATATTACATTATTAGCATAAGATGCTGAAAGTGCATATGACGCAGATACTGAAGGTGATGGTGGTGCATATGATGCTGACAATGTGTTAGTTGCGTATGATGCAGTAGTTGCATATGACGCAGATACAGCATATGACGCAGATACTGAAGGTGATGAGGGTGCATATGAAGCTGATATAGCATATGATGCTGAACCTATAAAATTTCCTATAAATGAACCTGAAATGACAAAATTAGTAAGATCATTACCATATGATGCTGTACCAAATGTATTATTTCTAAAAGATCCTGATAAGAATGGATCTAAGATTATTTTACGTTTATTTATCATAATAATGATCCAGTTGTTTCAACATCAAATATTATTTGGGATTTTGAAAAATATCTGTTTTTATCTACAGACTGCTTATTAATTGTATCTGGAATAATATATCCATTTAAAACAAGATTTAATGTTGTTTTTATAGCTCTATCTTGACCTTGTTCAACAGTAGTTGCTGTTGTAAAATTATCAATATTTACTCTAAAATTAAACTTTTCAAAGTCTCCCCAATATGAATCAGAAGCATATTCAATTGCTTCTATTAATTTATTGTTTTGTTCTATATAATCAGTAAATAAAATACAACTATATGTTAATTTTACATAATCAGGTATTACTGATAAATAATATTTTTCAGATGGAATTACATTATTTAATATAGAAAATTTATCATAAGAATTTTTAATATTAAATTTTTCTTTAAATGCTTGATATAAATGAGGTTTATTAGCATCTAATTTATTTCCTAAAGTTCTAACTTTTTCTACATTTTCACGTTTAAAGATTATTAAAGGTACCATTAATTTACCATTTTTATCTCTATAAAAACCATCTTTTTGAACAGATTTCCAACGTTCAGGTGAACCATAAATAACTGGAACTTCTAATCTAACATTATTGTGCATAACATTAGGTTTAATATTATTTATAAAATGTTGTAATACAGCATTATCTATATCTTGTAATCCAATTGATAAATCTTTTATTTCATCATCTTTGACAGATATTTCATTTGCTCTAATATGAGTAAACACAGTATCAGAATCTCCCTTAGTACCTAAGTAAGGTTGTTCTAAAGCAAGTTGAGTTACTTCAGATTCATTTTTTGGTATGGGTTTTAATTTTCTCATTATAACATTGCATATTTTTGTACTAGTTGTTTTAAATCTCTATATAATTTATTTAGATCTTGTTGAGATAATTTTTGAAATTCACTAAATGAACCTATCCAACCATATATATCATATTTTTCACAATATGGTTTACATATTTCTCCATATTCTTGCCAACCTTTACTATCACCACTAAATTCATTATTATTATGGTATATATTTTCTTTATAATATTTTTCTACTTCTTCAGCAGTTTTATTAGGATTATTTATTCCTAGTTCATTCAATATATCTATTAATTTTATCATATTACAATCTTTCTTGAACAATTCCTAATTTTTCTGGACGTGTATAATGAGCTGATACTATTATTGATAATGAATTACCAAAATTATTTGTATTATCTGAATATGAATATGATGGATCTTTACCTACAAATAATTGATTTTCAACTATTGTATCTACTTCATAGTAATCTTCATTCCATAAAATAACATCTCCTATTTCAGGTACTATATTATAAGTAAATCCTTTTCCATCTTGATTTAATTCTGTACTTAAATTTAACCCTGCTAAATCATCTCTTAAAAATCTAAATTTAACATCTCTATTTATATCAACTCCTTCATCACCAGAATTAGCGTTCTGTTCTCCTCTATCAATTAAACAATTAATTAAAACTGGATCATTATATGTTTTTTTACCATTGCTTTCCCCATATATATTTGAATCAGTTTGACTTAGTGATAACTTATAAAAACCACATTTCTGTTCAATTATATTATTTATTAATTCTCTATTTATATGTCTCATAAATGAGATATCTCTATTTTCTCCGTATAATGACATTATTTATTTTTTTGTCCAATAATCATACACTTCCTCAGCAGTTTTATTAGGATTATTAACACCCAATTCATTTAATATATTTAATAGTTTAATCATATATTAATATTCTCCTACTTTTTGAATTGTCTGAAATCTTGGTAAAAATTGAACTAAACCCTCTATTTTATCAGTAATTAAAGCTACTTTTTTTATTTTATTAATATCATCTTCAGGTTTTGTAGTTACCATATATTTAACTTTTAATAAAGAATAACTATGTTTATCTGTTGCTTGTGAATCTAAATAATCATTTTGATCTACTGATACTACTACTACTCCTGTTATTCCTCTAATAGAATTATAAACAAATACTTTATTTACATCATTTGTTACCTTAATTAACACTTCAATCTTATAAATAATGTGTTGAACTTCATTTAATTTATCATTATCAAATATTGCGTTTATATAATATTCAGATGTACTTAATTCTCCCCAACTAAGTCCATTATCAATTAAATCTATAATGTCTTCTTTTGATCTACAATTTTCTAAATCTGCTAATATTCCATTATAATAATCATCATTACCAATATCGGATTTTTTTTCCTTTAATATTATTTGTCTAAATTTATCCTTCCAAGTCTTAAGTAATGGATTATTTACACTAAGTTCATTTAATATGTTTGTTAATTTTATCATTTAAAATATATAAATTTGTAAAGGAATTTTATTTAACTCAGCTTGCATTGATTCAGCTTCTGCTGCTCTTTTTTCAAATTGCATTTTTCTTGAAGTTTCATCTAGATCTGCTCTTAGTTTTTCTAATAGTGCTACTTTTTCTTCTTTAGCAGATGATAATAAATCATTGCTATTTAATATTACTGAATCACCAGGAATAGGAATAGTTTGATATTTACCTCTAATATACCCTAACATTTCTTTAGCTATTGTTAAAGTAAATTGTCTAATCCATTGTTTACCTAAATCATTTATTTGAGAATATACAGGATTTGTATATGGAACATTTGATATATTAGTTACTAAATTAGTACCACCACTCCCACTTGCTGCATTTCCTAAATTATTATTTGTAACATTATTTCTATCATCTTTCATTATATAATGAAAGAAATAAGTATAATCTTGTTGTGGTATTGGAAATATTCTTAATTTATTATTAACTAAATCAAATGAATATGCTGATCTTCTAACTTGATCATTAAATTCAATACCTTGCATTATCTGCATATCAAAATATACAGGCATTAAAGTAAAATTAATACCTGGAGATGTATTACCAAATCCAAAAGATCCTAATAAAGATTGTGTTCCTATACCACTGTATGGATCAAAATATCTAACTAGTGCTGGAGATTGTTCATAAAATAATCTTTTAATTTCAATTGAACCTGTAATACCTGAACCAGATGCCCATAAATTATAATCATTTAAATCATAATCTTGTACACCTGCTAAAACTTGAAATGACCCAGTATGAAATGTTATATTACCACCAGTTCCAGCTTCACTAGCATATTGTTCTGCTATTCTAATTATAGCACCCATATTAGGTGTTATAAGTTGATTATTCCAACTAGAAGATCCTGTAATATTACCTTCCATTGAAAGGTAATTATCTCTTATTTTATATTGATATACTTCATTACTATATGTAGTTATAGCTTCTTCAAAAGCAGTATAAATATTAATATCTTGAAGTTCTACATTATGTATAGGATACCCTAAACGTTGGGCTACCCATAACGCTATCTTAGGTCCCTCTGCTTGAAATTCAAGATCAGAATCATAAAAACCAAAAGGTGTTGAGCCTGAAATAGGACCACCTGAACCAGACCATATAGGGATGTTACTCATTTATTATAAATATTAAATTAATTAATTTCCTTTGTGTTTATATTCAAAATCTAATATTTCACCAACTAATCCACTTCTATGATTTTCCTTTAATTTAACGTGTTTAATTGCTGAAATATGTTTAGATAAATTAATAACATATTTTAAACCATTAACAGCTTCATTAGTATCTTGTTGTTCATTATCACCATTAATAACTATTTTACCTGTTTTACCTAAACGTGTAAGTAATGCTAACATCTGATGTTTAGTTAAATTTTGTGCTTCTTCAATTATTAAAATATCATCTACTGTTTTACCTCTAACAAATTGAACAGGCATTGCTAATAATTTTTTTTCTTCAATAAACTTGTTAATAGCAGCTTCATCATATAATTTGTATAAATTTTCTACAAATGCTTCCATATATGGATCAAATTTACCTTTTATATCACCTGGTAAAAATCCCATAGTTTCACCTACTTCAATTAATGCTCTAGTATTATAAATTTTATCTATTAATCCATCTTGTAAAAAATTAAGAGCTGCATTAGCACAAACTAATGATTTACCACTTCCTGCTTGTCCTGTTATTATTGTTATTTGATTATCTATAATTGTTCTTTTTGCTTCTTTTTGTTCTTCATTTAATTGAATTTTATATTTAATTGGATTTTGTCTAGGTTTTTTAGGTTTATCGTAAGACATATAATTATTATTTTTCAATAAATATACGAAAATTATACTATAAAACAAATAAAAAGACCCAAACTTTCGTTTGGGCCTTTATTTTAAATGTTAATTAAATTATACTGTTTCTAATCCTTCAACGAAGATTTTTGCATAATAATCAGGTCTGATCATTTTCTTAGCATATCTTGTCATTAACCCTTTACGAGGAGTAAATGTGTTTGGATCATATAATAATGGAGTCATTATTAATGGCACATAAGGAGCAAATACAGCACCACATTCTAAGAATTGTGAACCTTTATAACCCATTAATATAACATTTTCAGTCATATATGGATTTTTGTACACTTTATAACGGCTGTTTAATTGACCTATTTTTTGTACTCCAAAGTTAAATGTATCTTTTTCACCATCTCCATCAGTTGCAAAACCAGGAATTGATTCTAATACAGTGCATATTGATGGAGAACATACCATGAAATTAGCACCACCTCTTAATGATAATTGGTGAATTTTATTAGATACTTTTTGTAATTTAGTACCTAATGTTGAGAACCATCCACCTTGTGCATTATAATAACCACCTGTTGTAGCTGATTGTTGAGTAAATCCAGCACCATTCCATACATTGTTATTTCTTGCTGACCAATAATCAGTAGTAAATGCATTTTGGATTAACATATCTAACAATTCTAAATCAATTTCCATTGAAATATATTGAGATAAGATACTTGTTAATTCTGCTTCAGCATCAACACTTTGGTAAGCATTTAAATCTTGAGCAAATTCAGGAGTCCATTGTGCTTTTAATTTACGAGTTTTAGCAACTATTGGTTCTGATTTTAATGATACATTAATTTCAGGAATCACAATAGGGTTAGATTGAGATAAAGTACCTTCATTTTCAAAATCACCACGAGCTGCTGGAGTAGGTTGAACACTATAGTTCATAGTATAGTTAGTAGAACCAGTTAATACTAAGTTAGCAGCAGATGAACCTGTTACAATAAATACAAAGGTAGCATTTGAGCTATTATATGCAGTAAATTGTTGTAAGATATCAGAAGCTAATACTACAGAACCTGAACCTATAACAAATGATCTAATAGCATTTGTATCCATAGAAGCAGTAATAGCAGGTGCTACAACTGATATTTTTTTCAACGAAGCTGTGTTGTAAGTAGTATCATAGTTAATATCAGCCCATGATACAGAACCTGTAAGACCAGTTAAACCTGATGCTGTAAATGGATTAATTGAATAGTTAAAACGTCCTGCTTCATATAATGAAGAGGTAGCATTTATATCTGTTACATTTGTTGTAGGATTAGCACTGTAAAGAGAATCACCTGCTCTAAATGGAGATATGTTATTACCATATTTAAAATCTAAGTAAAACACTAGACCTGATGGTAAGTTCATAGGTTGAACAGAAATAAATTCTTTTGCAGCTATGTCTCCAAATACTCTACGTACTAATGGTAAAGCTACCCCAGCCCAGTTTTCGGAGTTATAACCTCCACCTAATTGGCTATTAGTACCACCACCAACGTTAGTTTCTACAATCAACTGTTTAGCTTGGTTTTCAAGCAACATTGACATTGTAGATCTTTCATTTTCACTTTTAATACCTTCTAAAAGGCCAGATTTAACCCATTTTGAGGCTAATCTTTTTGAGTCTTCTTGAATCACTTTAAATTGATTTGATGATTCAAGTAATTGTTGTATATTCATTTTGTTTTCTTTTTTTTTTGTTTGTTGTTATTTTTTATTATTTAATACCAGCTAATACTTGCATTCTTGAAAGACTTTCATTTACTTCTAAAATTGGTTTTCTAGACATTCCTGAAGGTTTTGAAGCAAATCCTAAATTTTCTTTAATAGTTGCTTTTTTATTAGGATTAACAGGACTTAATAAATTAGAACTTAAAGATTCAAATATTAATTTAACCTCTTTTACATTAGTCGCTTTATCAAATGATGATATAACTCTTAATTTTTGGCTTTCATTTAAATTTTTAGCTTTAAATATTTTATTTACATAAAGTAATTTAGCATTTAATAAATTAATTTCATTAATTTCAGTACGTAAAACTTTAACAGCTTTATATGCTTCAATTAATTTTACTTTTAATTTTTTATTTTCATTTAAACTTGGTGCAGGTGTAGTTGCTGGTTTATCCATATTTTCTAATTCATCTAATATTTCATCAATATTAAATTCATCTTCATCTTCTGTTCCAGGCATTCCACCATCTAAATCTTCACCGCCAAATTCATCACCTCCTAAGTCGCCCATTCCACCATCTAAATCGTCTCCCATTCCAAATTCGTCTCCACCACCTAATGAATCATCACCCATTCCTAAATCATCTCCTCCCATTTCTGGTTCTGGATTCATTTCAGCACTAACAACTGATTGGATAAGTGAAGTAAATTCTTCTACTGATAAGTCAGATAATTTTTGATCATCTTCATCTTTCTCTGAACCTTCTTTTTCTTTAGGTTTAGATGGTTTTGATGGTGATTTGTCATCTTTTTTATCGTCTTTTTTAGGCGCAGATTTTTTATCGTCGTCTTTTTTTTCGCTTTTATCTGAATCATCGTCGTCTTCAACTTCATTCAAATCGTCTTCTAATTCTTGTAGGATTGAAGATAAATCAACATCTTCTTCTAATTCGTCATTTCCGAATTCATCCATTTCATTTAATTTTTTAGACATCATTTTTTCAAGTTTAGGTTTTAATGTTTCTTCTAAAGCATTTTTTGCATTTTTTAATGCTGTTTCACGAATCATTTTAGCATCAGCTATCGCTTCTTGCAATATGTTTTTTGACATTTTCCTTAATTATTTTTTGTTGGAAATAAGATTATTAGAATCTTAATATTATTATTTTCTGAACCATATCATATGAGATAATGATATATTGAGGTTATTAATAAATATATAGCAAGGGTCAAAACCCACAAAAAAGAAACGCTTCTTTTCAGAAACGTTTAATTTATTTATATTTTCCATATTTTATAAAATATTCACTTCCTTCTCTATCTTCATCATCCATTAAATATTCAACATTAACTAAATATTCAATAGCTTCATATGGGTCATTTATTAATTTAAAATTATCAATAATATCGCAATACATGTCATCTTCAGAACAACTTTTAATCATATGATCTAATATATTTTGTTTCCATTGATTAAAATATTTACCATTATGTGGGTTATTTATTCCTAATTCAGATATGAGAGACATTAGTTTTAACATAACGCACACACACCAGTTTGATTACAAATAATATCAGTGATTATATTATTAATTTTACTATATTTTGTATCTGGGATATGATTTAAATTTTCATTTAATTTATATTGATATGCATTATTTGTTGATGGTGTCGAAACTAAATCAGCACATAATAAATCAAAATCATCTTGTACTTCTACAGTATTTTCGCTTACTTGTTTAACTGAACCCATACCTCTAGTTGATATACCTAATGGTATATTATTTGAAGCAATTTCTTGAGCTATTCTACCTGCTGGAGTGTTAAGTAATTCTATTTCAGCCATTACATTATTACCTTCCCACCAAATTTTAGTAATTAAATGTGAAACATTATTTAAATTAATAACTGATGAATCTGGATGATCTAATTCCCCTAAAGCCGTTCTGTTTTTAACAGGTCCTTCATTGTATTTATTAAATTCTCTTTCTAATATAGCTTTAGGATATTTACGACCATTACCATTTTCAGCTTCGGCCTCTTGAATTTTACCTCTAACACGCATACGTCCAGTCCCTACTCCAGTTTTAGATTCGTTTACTACTTGATCTACACTGAAGTTAAATGGAATTGTATCTATTAATAATTGTTTCATTATTTTTTAAATAATTTTTTAATTCGTCTTTTTATTTCTTGAACCATATCTGAAGTAATTTTAGGAGATAAAATATAATATGTTTTAATACCATTCCCACCTTCATTACTAGATTCTACTTTAACATTAAATTTTGTTTCTAATTCACCTAATACATTTGAAGGTAATTCATCCCAATAATCATATTTTAAATAAACTTTTAAATTTTTCTCAGTTAATCGAATTTCTTTACATTCTTCTGGACATACTGAATCAATAAATGATTGTACTTGATTTAATATTCCATCATTATTTTCAGATTCATTAATATCTTGATTTGCTTTTCTTTCTTGATATTTTTTGTTTGGATCATTAATTAATAATTCATTTAAACCTTTAACTTTTTTCATTTTACCACCAGTCATATCCATTACACCTTTAATACCTTTGGCTCTAACAGCTTTATGAGTTAAATCTTTAACTCCTTTAACTGCTGTTACTGTTTCTTTTTTAGCTTTATTAGCAGATGCTTTATCCTTTTCTATACCTTTAGGACTTTCCATTTTGTTTAATTTATCAATTGTATTAGACATTTTTTTATCCATTTCAACTGGTAAATCAGTACGTTTTTTAACTTCAGGAGTAATTTTTTTAGCATCCCAACCAGCCATTGATAATTGAGTATAATAACGAGGTTGTTTACTTAAATTAGAATTAACTTTTTTTAACCATTTTTCAGTAGTTCCTGTAGGATCAATTGATCTTTCATAACGCATACCAATTTGTTGTTCTAAAGGATCTACTTCATCACCACCTTCAATACCATTATATTTTGAATCTGAACCATCATATTTAGAACCTATAGGTTTAAATTTAGGTTCTTTTGCTTCATGTAATAAATCATTATCAAAATCAATTAATTCTAAATCAGCATCGTAATCATTTTCAATGTCATAATCATCTTTATCAATTTTCCATATATAATCATCTACTATTTCTTCATCTTCATCACCAGGTATATGATCTTCATCTAAATCTTCCCATTCATATTCATCTTCAAACATATTATTTTCTGAACCATATATATCTAAATTACGTAATACTTCTAAATCTTCTTCACTTGGTGAAGCGGGTTCAACTGTATCACGATCTATTCTTAAAGAACGTTTTGGCATTTTAATATTATCAGTATCAAAATCTATTGGATCATCATTTTCTTCATCTCTAGGTGCTAATTCATTTAGTTGGCTTTCACAATTACATCCTTCAGAAATTAGATTTCTGCTTTTTAAAATTTTAATTGTATCTTTAAATGTATTTACATTAGTAATATAGTTAGGAAAAGTCATACGTGCTTCACGTAAGAAATCTTTCTTACTTATTTTACCTTCTTGTAATTCAATACATAAATTTGTTATATTTTTCATTAAATACTAATTGTTTTTTGAGGTACTTGATTAAATTCAGCTTGTTTAGCTTGTTCTTGAGCAGGTGTTTGTGTTTTACTAAAACTTAATACTTTAGCCCATTCTACTGAATTAGCTTCACCTTCTTCTTCTCTACCTGTTAATTTAATATAAATACCATCTTTTTCTACTTTAATTTGGTATTTTTTTCCATCTAATGCTTTTTTAACAGCATCAAAACGTTCTTGGGGATTAACATTTTCATTTAGCTTAATGTTAGCTAATTGCTGCATTCTTTTGATTTCGTTTATCATAATCCTTTGATTTTATTGTTAAGTGTTTCCACTAATTCTTGTATTTTATTAATTGATTGTTTTGTTTTATCCCAATATTGAACACCTTCTTCATTTTCACTTAATTCTTGTTTCATTCTATTCATATATTCAACTATTCTATCTACTTCTTGTAATTTAGATTTAACTGTTTTAATACCTTTATGAAGCATTTCGTTTTTAGTTCTAAATTTAACTTCTTTCTTAAATTGACCATATGATGCTTCTTTTAATACCATGTTTTGAATAAGTTTATCAAGTTTTGATTCATTTATTGAATTTTGCTTAAATGAATTGTATGCTCCATTTCTCCAAGTCATTAATATATTTTCAATATTTCTATCTTCAGGTAAAGCTGAAGCATTAGATACTTCAAACCATTTAGCAAGTTCAACAGGTCTTTTATGCAATATTGCATTTAACACTGAATCAGATGTATTATTCGAAGCTCCAAATTCACCATGTTTATTTAATAATGCTACTAAACGCTCAGCTGCTTTAGTAACTTCAGGTGTTTCTTCTACTTCAGATTCATACAAAGGAACATTCATATCTTTATTTACATCAGTTTTATTTGGATTCTGAATAACCCAACCATCACCCGATTTAGACATTATTAATGGTAAAGATAAAAAACCATTACCTAATACTTTTGTATTTTCAGCATATTTTTTAATTAAACCTCTAACTTGTTGTGATACTCTTTCTTTTAAATATAATGTTAATTTACCTAAACTTTGTTCTTTGGTAAATGAACTTCTACCTCTTTCAATACTATCTAAAGCTGTTTTAACTAATGGATCAATCATTAATACTGATTCACCTTTAGCATTAGTTGCTATTTTGAAATATATTTTTGGATCTTGTGCATAACTAAATCTAATTGGTTTTAATAATGCTTCTGGAAATTCAAATTCATTAGGAACAAAACGTCTACCTTTTTTAATAGGTGCTGGTGCTTCATTTACTTTTTTAAATATTTTTGGTGTTGCAGTAGCTTCTCCAGGACCAGTTATATTCCCTTCTTCTTCAAGAATTTCTTTTAATATTTTTGCTATTATTTTAGTCATTTTATTTTAAATTAGAAAGCTCTTCAACAAGTTGATAATATTGTAATAATGATACCACATTTTCGTCTTTAACATTTTCTGTTTTTTCTAAAGGTTTAAGAAGATTAATTACCTCCGTTAACTTAATTGAAGAAGTTTTATCATCTATCTTCTTAGAAAGTTTAAGTAATTCAGATTTTAGGCTTTTATAGTTTGAATTTACGAATTCTCTTAAATTAGAAACATTACCTATATTATTAATATATTCTTTTAATACTGTTTTTTGCTTGTTATTTAAATTAGAATATTTGTCATTAAATTTTTCTAATAATGATTTATATGCTAAAATACGTGTATTTGAATCTAATTTTTCATATTCTTCATAAATATCCTCTTCATTTTTAACATCCTTAGAACATATATGTTCTAATAATGTATTTTTATTCTCAATTATATTATCAGGATTTACAAAATCCATAGAATTATGAGCTTCTATTAATATATATGCGGCAGCATATTGAGGATAATTATTTATTTTATGTTTACAAAATGAATCAAGGTCATAGCTTTCTTTAATTTCTTTAATTAAATTATATTTTTCTCTACGTATTGTTGATCTATTTAATCGTTTTGATAATAATATAATATTATCAATAACCGAATTAGCTTTAACCTCAGATAAGTTTTTATTATTTATTAATGACTGATATAATTTATGTTCTTTAGCTAATTCAGTTTTAGAAAAATATTTTTTAATTATATTAACAGCTTGAGAATCATTCCCTGCTATGGTATCATTTGTTACTTGTCGAATTAATAGCTCGAACAATATAGCTGTATTTTTATACTTCGAATTTTTTATTTTACTCATTTGTTGATGTATATACGCTCTATAAATATATTAAATAATTTCTTCCTTAATATTAGATTCACTTAACAACCCAGATTCTTGTTCGAATATTAATGTTTTCTTAGGTAATGTGTCTTTGATTTTATAATATTCCTGTAATGCTTTGTTACTAACTAAATCCATTGTTGAACTGTTCTCACCATTTCCCAATCTATCACGACCTAATGGATCTTGTTGTGTATTAATCATAGATGCTTTTTCAACAGGACGACCAATAGGTGATTTTTCATCATAATCAGCTGGTACTTCACCATTTGTATTCATTCCTGTTCTACCTTTACCATACAATGATGCTAAATCGTGTGGAGTACCAAATGATTTACCTGAACGTAATGGATCATTTCCTTCATTTTCAATTTGGGCTAATCTAAATTCACGTTTTTTATCTTCAATAACTAAATCACGGTGTTCATCATATTGATCTTCACTGAATTCAAATACATTATTGTAAATCCAATCTGATGGTAATAATTTACTATCCATTACATCTTTAGCAAGTTGAATTTTTTCTTTCCATAATGCTACTTTTTCTTGTTCATAAACAATTGACGGAGTAGTTAATGATAATTCAAAATTAGTTAATGTAGCACCATCATATCCTTGAGTATATAAATGTATTAATGCTATTTTATACAATTCTGACAGTACTATACGTTGTATGCGTTCAACTGTACGAGCAAATCTAATATCTTCAGCAGCTAGTGTTGCTTTACCTGTTAAATCTTTTTCAAATCCAAAGAATGCTTTAGGTACTTTAAGTGCTGATAACATTTCATCTCTTAAAAAGTTAACATCTTCAATAGCATTGTATTCTAATCCTTTTAATGTATCTATTTTAGTTGATTGATCATTACCTCTAACAGGAATGTAAAAATCTTCCATTAGATTCATCATATTATACTTTAAGTTATACTCACCAGTTGATTGATCTATAAAAGGTGTTTTTTTAACTTTTTGTTGTAATTTTTGCATGTATGAATCTACTTCATTTGAAGGTAAATTACCAACATTAACAGTAAATACACGTTTTTCTGGGGCTCTTGATATACGATGTAATAACATCGCATCCTTCATTAATGAATATTGTTTGAATGTTTTACGTGCACCCTCTAAAAACGATTTACCATAAGGTAAATAATTAGCATCTGCCAATAAACGGAAATGGGCAATTTCATAGTTTTGAAATTCTAACTTACCATCTCTTGAACTATTACCTTTTACCATTCCTAATCCTGCTACTGCTAATGATTGAGGATCAATTCTAAATGTAGTTTTAGGTATTTTTCTAACATCAACACTATCATCTAATCCTTCTTCACGTGTCATTTCATATGTTGATAAAGGCATTACATTGAATATACCGAATTTTTCTGCTATTTCTAATTTAAGATAAAAATCACCATATTTACACATATTTCTAATCCATAACCATAAATTAAATTCAATATTTAAAACATCATAAAATAAATTATATAATATTTGCTGTACATTTTCATCACTTGATCTAATTTGAAGAACTTCTCTCATTTCATTTTTAAGAGTAGATTCATCTGCTATGATATCTAATGCCGAACATATAATAGGTTCAGTATCCATTACTTCATAATCAGCATATAACTGTGTACGAAGCGTTTGGATGTTCATTGTTGGATTATATGGATTAGTAGCTCCATATTTATGTAATTTAGAAAATCTATCTACTAATGAATTAGTTCTGACATCACCATATGATTGGGTTCTGTCAAAATCATTCACTTTTAATTGTTTACCACCAACATTTTTAATTACAACATTAGTACTAAATATTTTCTCTAATTTATCAAATACCCCTTCTTTGGGTTGTTCTTGATTATTTAAGTTTTCTGCCATATATTATGTTAATAAATATAATTTTATCCAAGAACCCACGATATATCCTCTGCTTGACCATTGACATTCATTACGTATGGATTAGAATTATGTTGAAGTCCTATATTTTTTACATGAGGATATAAATCAGTATAAACGTCTTGAGTTATTCCTGATATTGCTGCTCTTGTTAATTTTTGATGTTGAACATTAAATTTTAATGCTGTATCTCTTATGAATAATCCTATTCCCAAAGATATAACTAAATCATCATTATAACCAGACTGAGCTTGTGCTTTACCATTATGCCAAATAAATACTCTTAATTCTTCTAATAAACGTTTAGAATGAAATATAAAACTCTTTTCGCGAATATACGACTCCATTTTTGAGATAACAAGAGGTCTTGTTTTTGTAGAATTTGTAAAACCTGGTATGGTTTGTTCACTTTCCATTTTATCTATGTATTTATCCATTGTCATTTCTCCATATGATCTTGGTGAAAAATACATATTTGTGTATCCTCTTTCAAGAATTGTTTGAACAACATCCCAACCAATATTTGAATTTTCTACTACTAATAAAGCATTATTATATTCAGTTGCTACTGAAACTAACATGTGACCATATTCTCTAGTTCCTATTTGTGATTTATACTCAGCAACTTGTTCACATGCCTCTACATCTATAACATGAAATGCAGAATAGTCACCTCCATCTCCACGTGAAACGTCAGCTACAACTATATAATTTTTACTAAAATCTGCATATTCCCAAATCCAAAAATCATTACCCATAAATCTACGTTCTATTGGTTCACGAATATAATTTTCTTCATAAAATGCTAATAAACCTGATTCAACAACAGTATTACCAGAACCTAAAAAGTCACAATCATATTCTTGAGCGAATTCACGTATGCTCATGTTATTTTTTTCTTCTTGATACCATTTTTCATCTCTATCAGGATGTAAATTCCATTTTAATTCAATTTTATGAAAATCATTTGGTTTAGGTAAATCATTATACATTCTATGAAACCAATTACCAATTCCATTAGGTGATGATAATGCTATAATAGATCCTCCGGTTGCAATTGTTGGTTTAATTGATGTATAAATTTTATCAATACCTTCAATAAACGCAGCTTCATCAATAATTAACAATGATACAGCGTAAGAACGACCTGTATCACTAGATGCTGATGTTGCTATAATTTGAGAACCATTTGCTAATTGTAAAGATAATTTATTATTTGATAAAGGTTTTTTATTACCTTTTAACCAACTTGGTAAATTTTGGAACATAAATTGTACTTTATCAACCATTCCTTTAGCTGTTTCTTGTTTAGTAGCTATACATAATACTGTTTTGTCTTTTTGAAATAACATAGTATGTAAAGCATAACCAGCTGCTAAAGTAGATATACCTAACTGTCTAGATTTATTAATTATATTATATCTATTAGTTTTAAAATCATGTAATACATTTTCCTGAAATGGATATAGATTAAATAACATACGCCCTTTTTTAGGGTGAGAAATATAACAATATTTCTTCATAAAATGTATCGGATCTAGAGCACATTTAATATATTCTTGTTTTATTACTTCCTTTATTTGATCATTATTAGTCATGTATATAAATATATACAAGAGGTTTTGAGCATAAAGAAACCCATGCTTTCGCATGGGTTACAATTTATTAAAGTTTAAACTATTTTATAATTAAAAATATTGCTAATATACCTAATAACGCTGATGTTGATGTACCTAATATACGTCCTTTAACTTTAAGCCATTTTTGTTTATTAATTAATTTTTTGTTTATTTTTTCTAAATTATTAATTTCTTGCTTATAATTTATTTCTTTAGATTCATATAAACCAATAATTTGATCTTTTATAATAATTTTATTAGTAGTTAATATTAAAGCATTATTTAAATATTTAACTTCATTAGTTAATGAATCTTTTTGAATTAATTCAACTATAACTTTTTTAGCTATTGAATCTGGTAAATATGTTTGTGCTTTTATATTTACAGACATTAACACAATTAATAATGTTAGTATATATTTCATTGGTAACGTTGTTTAAAGAATGAATCAATTTGATAAGGTAAATATATTGGTATTTCTTTAATTCTATCTTTATATATTATTCTAGCTTTATACATAATGTTTGTAGATGAATCTAATCTGTGATCTAATTCATCTATTTCAAGTCTATGATACTGAATTATAGAATCTAACATCTTGTTTTGATTTCTAAGAATAATATTTTCATTAGTTAATTGTTGAACTTTTTTAGTTAGATCTTGTCTAGGCCAAAATATAAGTAATACTATTCCTAATATTGCTAATCCACCTAAAATATAAGGAAGTTTTTGCTTCATATTTATTTATTTTAATAGACCCGCTCTTAATTTAAATTGTCTTATTAATGATTCATCTAATGTATCTTCAATATCATCTTCTTCAAAATCAAATTCAATATCATTAGTAAATTCATCTTCATCATCTTTAAATGAATTTTGATTTTTGTATGGTATATCACCTACTGCTTTAACTACTTTATTGTATAAATTTCTTAAATTACCTGGTAATTTATGTTCTAACATTTCAATAATAGCACGTTGTACATCTAATTCTTCTTGTTTAATTAATCCAACATATTCATCAATTAATATATCTAATTGTGAACCTGAGTTAATAACACGATTTCTTTCTTGACTATAATAATTATCTTTTACATCATCTTCATTAACTGCTTTTTTAACTTTAGTACGTGCTTGTAATTGAGTATTAATTATTTTTTGAAGTAATCTATCATTTTTAAAGAAAAATTCTGCTGCTTTACTTCTAGCATTAGATGGAGCTACATATTGTTGTGTTGGTAAATCTGGTTCAACTTCTTCTGGTTCATCAAATTCATCTTTATCCTTACCTTTAGAAATATCAAAGTATTGAGATAATTCATTATCTGAATCTTCTTCATAATCATTTTCATCTCCTAAATCTTTCTTTTCTTTATCGAAACGATTTCTAGCTTTAGTAACAGCATCCCCTGAAACAGGTTCAATTAAACCTAAAGGTTCCATTATATCTTTTACAACTGGGTTGAACATTTGTTGTCTAGCAAATTTAGGATCACCTTTATATTCACCATATGCTTTAGCTATATCTAAAATTTGCCATTCTGGATGTTCACCTGCATAATCCATTATAAATTTAACAGTTTTACTATTTTGAACTTTATCTGGAGCTGCTGATAATTTAGCTCTCCAATCATCTGCTAATTTATATTTAGAAGGTATTCTAGCCATTTCATCTAAATCTACTTCTTTTAATTTACGTCCTTGTGTTGTTGTCGCTGTTTTTATATTTGGATCAGTTCGTAATGAATTTGAATCTGGTTCATTATTTACATATGTGGTTTTACCATCTTTTGATGATATCAAAGTACCCTCTAT